ACCCGGATCGAAAGGTGCACCGACAGCAGCGAACTTTAAGCAGGCTGCAAAAACTGCAAAACGAGCAGGAGGCGGGCATTTAATGAATACGGGTTATTACGGCAAATCGTACAGATAAGGAATCGAAATGTCTTCTAATTGGACGGATATTGCGAATATTATATTAACGGTTGGGCAAACTGCGTATCAAGCCCGCGAACAGCGTAAAGCACAGGAAGAGGCGCAACGGGCTAATTTAATTAGTCGGTTAACTGTTGAAGGTCAGGCTCCGCAATTAGTTTCAGGTGCTCAGATGATTTCTGATGAGCCGATTATGGGAAGCGATGTATCGCAAATATTAGCTAGTTTGCAGTACGATCCCAATGCAGGGTTTTCGCAGGGAGGCGGTGGCGAAGCGCCAGAGATCCCCCCTGAATTATTAGCTGCATTAATGGCAGAACAACAAGGGCCACAGTTCGCGGCAACAGGTGGGCCGGTCGGTAAACCTGACGATACTTATTATTTTACTGTTGAAGATATACAGGGGATGATGCAAGAACCTGATCCGATGATGCAGGCTGTCGGCGCTGGGTTAATGCAGCAGATGCCACCGGGCGGTGGTATGGTGCCAGCGACTCCGGGACAGATTCAGATGATGGCTAATGGTGGCCAGCCGTTATATCGTAACGAGGGTGGTAAAACTAATATAATGACAACAGACTTACGAGACGTTGGGCCTGATTACGATGAGATCGTAATGTTAAACTCTAGCGATAGCGATGAGTTAGTCGAGGGTGTTGATTATTTTAATATTGGAGGTCAATTCTTTTGGCCATGGGAGTTACAAGCGGCTATACCAGAAGGGTTCCAAAATGCCAAAAAGACTTCAAATTTTCTTGAAAGTTTACCGGAAAAACCCAGTATAAAAGAATTGCTTCGTTTAAAAAATTTAGCGACTTCGGGACAGCTTCAGATGATGTCTAACGAAGGAATACCTAGAGCTAGACTTAACGACCGTGAACGCGATCTTCTGGATAGACTAAAAGAGGGTGATAATTTGTCTAGTGAAGAACTAAATCAAATTACACGGTTTGTTGATGACCGCATTGAAGAAGTACCTATTCGACGGCAGGAGGGTGGTATAACCGCCGTAAAAAAGTTTAATCCGTTATACCGAGAAGACGGTGGGATAAGCGATGAACGCTTATCAGATATTTTTAATCGTAGTCCTTACGGAACAGGGGTTCCTATGGATATAGGATACGGTAAAGAATCGGCACTAACTCCAACAGATGCCGCCGCAATTATAACTAGTGGTGTTCCTGTGGTTGGAGATATTTTAGGGTTAGTTGCAGACGCTGATATGTATGCTCGAGACCCTGAGTCTAGGAATATTTTAAATTACGTTTTAAGCGTAGCGTCGATGTTGCCGATTATTCCTGCAGCATCACTATTAAATAAACGTGATACGTCGACTATGGTTCCAGACGATCCTGAAGAATATTTACAAGGATTGTTGCAAGAAGAGCAAGCCAGCGAACTTAAAGGGCTTTTATCGGAAGTTCCATTTAGTGGAAAACTTTCGAAAAGGGAGTTCGATAAAAGATTAAGACGCCACGAGCAGTACTTAGAGGATTTAGAAAAAACGACAGGATTAACTAGGCAACAACGTTTAGACAGAGACTACCCTGTAAGCGTTTACCATGGTACAAATTCTGCAGACGAGATCGACAATTTCGATCCTTCGTTATATGCTAACAAAGGAACGTTTCTAACAGAATCCCCGGCGTTAGCTTTTAGTTATGGCAACTCTGTAATGCCTTTACGAATAAATGATTCAGGCTTTGCTGTTGTAGACTTTAGAGGCAATAATTGGAATAATCCCCCGGAAGATGCGACATTGCGATTACCTGACGGAACGGAGATATTTTTAAAAGATTCTAACGTTTTTAACACAGACGATATTGCGAGTCTTGCAGAAAAATTAAACATCCCCGGTATTCGATTAAAAAATATTGTTGATATTGGGTCGGATTCTAATCTTAAAGGCCCAGACTTTCGTGAGGAGTTAATTGAGTACGGAGAAAACCTCGAAAAGTATGATCAGTTTATTGTTATGGATTCTAGTCGAATAAGGTCTACTTCAGCGAAAGCAGATCCAAAACGAAAGAGTTCCGAAAACATTTTAGCGGCAATAGCCCCAATAGGGGTTGGGTTAGGAGGAAGTGCTTACCTTGTAAGTAGCCGTTCTCCAATTACAAACGAAGACGAAACTTAGGAGTATTTATGAAAAGACAAGGCTATAACGCACGACTCGATGATTCTTTAGGATCGAAAAACGGCAAGAAAAAGCAGTCGATGAAATCTCGTCGAAAGGAAAGTAAGGGTACTGAAATGGCTATGGGTAAGCCTGCCTATTCAGGCGATGCAATGATGATGAACTATGGCGGTAGTCCTAAGAAAATGAAAAAGGGCGGTAAAACTTATCGCGGCGCTGGCTGTGAAATACGCGGCTAATGTCTAATAAAGTTTTAGAAGATCTTCGCAATGTAGACTTATCTTACTTATCAAAGGAAGAAGCTAAAGAGTTCACGATTCTTTTAGAAGAACTTGAAAAGCGAGAACGTCAAGAAAAGTCTGCCGCGAGCTTTTACGACTTTGTGAAGATGATATGGCCCGAGTTTATCGCGGGCGCACACCACAAACGAATGGCCGAGGCTTTCGATAAGATTGCCTCAGGCGAATCGAAACGTCTAATTATTAATATGCCTCCTCGACATACGAAGTCTGAATTTGCTTCGTACTTGTTTCCTGCATATTTATTGGGTAAACGTCCCAAGTTAAAGATTATCGAGGCAACACACACGGCTGACTTAGCTATAAACTTCGGTCGTCGTGTTCGTGACTTGATTGAAAGCGAAGAGTATGCAGAGGTTTTTCCCGGTACTCAGCTAAAAGCTGACTCTCGTAGCGCCGGTAAGTGGAATACGATGCAAGGGGGGCAGTACTATGCGGCGGGTATTGGTGGTGCATTAGCTGGTCGTGGTGCTGATTTGTTTATTATCGACGATCCGCACTCTGAACAAGATGCGTTTTCGGATAAAGCGTTGGACGAAGCCTACGAATGGTATCAAACAGGCCCTCGACAGCGTCTTCAGCCGGGAGGAGCTATCGTTGTTGTAATGACTCGTTGGTCTAAAAAGGATGTAACGGGTCGTTTAATTAAAAAGATGACTCAAGATAAGGGCGGGGATAAGTGGGAACTAATAGAGTTTCCTGCGATACTACCTTCCGGTAAACCGTTATGGCCTGAGTTTTGGAGTCTTGAAGAATTAGAAGCAACTAAATCGTCTATTCCTCCGTCAAAATGGGCTGCTCAGTATATGCAGCGCCCAACTGGGGAAGGTATTTCAATTATTCCAAGGGATTGGTTTAAAGTTTGGCCACAAGATCAACCTCCTTCTTGTCAATATTTAATACAAAGTTACGATACTGCGTTTTTAAAATCTGAACGAGCCGACTTTACTGCGATAACAACGTGGGGAGTGTTCTATCCTGAAGGAAAAATTGGAGAAGATCTGTATACGGGCGAAGAAGCCCATATTGTTTTATTAGATTGCGTAAAAGAGCGGTTCGATTTTCCTGAATTAAAGCAAGAAGCTCTGCGGTTATACGAATACTGGAACCCTGATTCGGTAATTATTGAGACAAAAGCCTCTGGAATCCCGTTAACACAGGAGTTAAGGCGATTAGGTATTCCGATTAACACATATTCACCTAACAGAGGGCAAGATAAGATCGCAAGATTAAATTCTGTTAGCCCTATTTTCCAAGATGGCAAGGTTTGGGTGCCTGAGACACGTTGGGCCGAAGACTTAATGGACGAAATTAGCGATTTACCTAACGGTGAGAACGATGATTTGGTTGATGCGACAACATTAGCCTTAATGCGGTTCAGAACGGGTGGATTTTTGCAGTTAAAAAGTGATTTTTCGGAAGAAGAAGAGTATTATCCGAAACTTAGGGTATATTATTAACAAAAATCTAGGTAAGGTTGCCAATTATGGCTGATATGCAAGATTATTTAGACGATTCTTTCGCCGAAATTGAAATTGAAGGGGTTCCAAACTTCGAAGACGGTGTAGAAATCTTTTTTAACGAAGAAGGCGAAGGAACTTTAGGGTTTGACCCTGACGAAGAGTTCGAAATAGATTTTAATGACAACCTTGCAGAGTATTTAGACAACGGTGAACTTGGAAAAATCGGTTCTAAGTTAATTTCTGCGTATGAAGACGATTTACATTCTCGACAAGACTGGTACGAAACATTTAAGGACGGTCTTGAGTTATTAGGTATAAAATCAGATCCTAGAAGCGAGCCGTTCCAAGGTTCAAGTGGTGTTTATCACCCTTTACTTGCCGAAGCGGTAACTCAGTTTCAAGCGCAAGCCTATAAAGAATTATTACCTTCTGGTGGACCTGTCGACACCCAAGTTATGGGTAAAGTTACTGATCCGAAGTTGCTTCAAGCAAATCGTGTCAAGAACTTTATGAATTATCAAATAACTTACAAGATGGAAGAGTTTGATCCAGAAATGGATCAGCTTTTGTTCTATCTTCCGCTTTCCGGTTCTGCTTTTAAAAAGTCTTACTATGATCCAACTATAGGTCGTGCGGTTTCTCGGTTTATTAAATCCGAAGATCTTGTAGTTCCTTACTATACGACTGATCTAGTTTCAACGCCTCGAATTACGCATGTGTTACACATGACCGAAAACGATTTGTTAAAGTTAAAGCGATCAGGCTTCTATCGAGATACTCCAACAACGTCTCCGGGGCTAACTCAAGAGTCTGTCGTTCAAGAAAAGATTGACGAGCTTGATGGGTTAAGTCCGTCTAATTCAGATAGAGAGTTTACGTTGTTAGAAGTACACGCTGAGTTAGATGTGCCGGGTTTTGAAGATACAGACGATATGGGAGAACCCACAGGTATTGCATTACCGTATATCGTAACTATCTGTCGAGATACGCGTGAAGTTTTAAGTATTCGCCGTAATTACGATGAACAAGATCCTTTACGAAAAAAGATCGAATATTTCACGCACTTTAAATTTTTACCCGGATTAGGTTTTTACGGATTCGGACTTATCCACATGATTGGAGGCGTTACTAAATCAGCTACGTCTATTTTACGACAGTTAATTGACGCAGGGACATTAGCTAATTTACCTGCAGGGTTTAAGTCTCGCGGATTAAATATTCAACGTGCAGATGATCCTATCCAACCCGGAGAATGGCGAGATGTAGATACTCCGGGAGGAACAATCCGCGAATCGTTTATGCCGCTTCCCTATAAAGAACCTAGTGGCACATTAGCAAACTTATTAGGTGTTCTAGTTGATTCTGGAAAAAGGTTTGCATCCGTAATTGATCAAGGCGGTGCCGAATCTAATCCTAATGCTCCTGTCGGTTCTACGATAGCTACGCTAGAACGAGGTCAGCGAGTAATTTCTGCAATCCATAAACGATTGCATTACGCTCAAAAAACTGAGTTTAAAATATTAAAGAGAATTTTCGGGGAGGTATTGCCTCCTGAATACCCATATCAGGTACAGGGAGCACAACAAACCGTATTCAGAGAAGACTTTAGCAATCAAGTTGATGTCATTCCTGTATCTGATCCTAATATCTTTAGTACTACCCAACGGATTATTTTAGCGCAAACACAGTTACAGATGGCGCAAAGTGCTCCGCAAGTGCACAATCTAAAAGCAGCTTTTCGTAAGATGTACTTGGCTTTAAACATTAAAGATATTGATGACATTCTTTTACCCGACGTTCAGCCAGCGCCTAAAGATCCAATACAAGAAAATCAAGATTCTCTTAACAACGTTCCAATGCAAGCATTTATACAGCAGAATCATGATGCACATATTCAACCGGGGTTGTCATTTAGTCAAGACCCGGCATCAGCTCAAAACCCTGCGGCTGTTCATGCGTTAA